CACGTTGTCAACTGTGTTACGAAGCCTGCCTTTTGCCTCGTCGTCTCCCACCTCTTCCACTAGGGCCTGAAACTTATGTAAACGGGTGGAGACCATGTTTGGTCCCCCCAGTCGTCCAACTACTAGCTGTGTCCCCTGGCCGGGTTTACCTAGCATCTGGTTTAGGCGGTCGGCATACTCAACAACATCTCGGTTCCATTTGTTGCTACCAATGTCGTCCCGTTTGGCAAGCCCGTTCATCTCATTAAACTTGCGCGTAGCTTTTGGCGCGGATTCCACATCAGGCGCCCCGCCTTGGATCGCATGGTCCGGTGACTTAGGGACGCTCACTGTGGACCAACGGAATTCAACATCGTCGGGCAAAAAGCTGTTTACCCGTTCGACCACGTTTGCAACAATGTGGGACTGGGCTGAGTCCAGCATAGTTTTGATAGCCTCTGGACTACGAAACTCAAGTTTACCGATTTCCGCAGCAAACGCTTTGGTAATAATGGGTCTATCGTGGTCGGAAATTCGTTGCGATTTTCTAAGAATGTCTTCCATGACCTGGTGTACCTGCTGTTGGGTGACAATTTCATCGTCTTTCCACGGGTACCTAACCAGGACGTCTCCAATCTTGTCAATCAACTGAGCCCGAACGTCGTCGATACTCTGTACTCGTCGAGTAGCGCCCGCGATCTCGTCGCGGATCTCCTTGGTCTCAGCCACTCCAATTTCAGCAATACCAGTGGGCAGGCTAGTCCGCCGCTGACCGTACTTTTTAGCAAGTTTACCCGAGAAGACAAAGGCTGCACCGGCCCCGCGGCCCTGAACTACAACAGGCTGTGCGCCAGGATCGAACCTACCGCCTCCTCCGCCTTTCCGTTGTTTGGCCAGCATTGACTTTCTTTGAGTCTCAGCAGCGTAAGCCCGGATACCAGTCTCGGTGCTATCGTTAATCATTTTGTTGGCGGTCTTGTACATGTCCCGAACTTCTCGGAGCATCTTCGCCCTTGTTTGTAGGTCACCTGTAGATTCCAGGATTTTGCGTTCTGTTTCCTCAGCAGCAATTTGCAGGCTCGCCGCAGCAGTGGCCTGGATTGCAGCACCTCGGTCCTTGTGTAGCCGCAAGAATTCCCCGTACTGGTTAGTGGCGCGGTCCATCAATTCCCCGCGCTGTTCGTGTTGCTTTACCTGGGTTGCAACGTCTGCATCAATAGCGTTAGTAACAGCCTCTAGGCCAATGTTTTTACCTAGAAATGGTACAAGTAGTCCGCCAAGCGCAGCCGCTACGTAGGCCGCGATCTTGTTACCTGTCGAGGACAAGAGTTTCCCGCGGTCTACGGGGTTCTGCAACATTTCGTCGTAAAGCTTCTGCGCCTGCTGTCTACGGTCAACTGCCCCAGCCCAGTATTCCTTGCGTTCCTCGTCGTCGCCGAGCTGCTGCCCAACGCCATTGAGGATGTCCACAGTCTCTTGCTTGAACTCAGCCGTTGCTTGGTTCTGTAGAGATTCTGCTTCAGCCTGTGTCGCTGCTGCTGCTGCCCCTGTGTCAGCAAACCCTTTGATAGTATCCTGGGCGGGTTCACTAATAGCCGAGAAGGGCTCCTGGGTGCTAACTTTGTCTTTGCTCTCCATTCGAGTAGAAACACCCGAGTCGTCAACACCCGGCGTAGTTAGTAATTCTATGGCAGGTACAGACTGGGGTACTCCGGGCTCGTCATCGTCATCGGACACGGCGGTGTCCCTTGCCGTGGGTTGTCCACCACCAAGAAGCTGGTCAACAGCAACTGCAGGCTCTGGTGACTCAATAACAGCGTCTCCAATACTCACGTCCACGGCGGGCTTACCCGAAGCAACGGCAACATCGTCCTGAGTAACCGGGGAGGTCTGCGGGATACCAAACCCCAATCCCTCCTGCACGATACTCATTTTGCGCTTGGCGTGCTCACCAGAGCGCTGGTCGTCTTCTAGATTCTTAACATAATCTACAAAGTCAAGAATCTGTTTTGTGGGGTTATTGTCGGGCATGACCTACCTGTTAAGAGCTGCACCAGCTAGCCCAGCGCCAGCTCCTGCGAGCTGTTCACCCGCTCCTGGCGGCATCCCAGTACCAGCCTGTACATCAGCGGCCTTGAGCCTGGCAATAAAGTCTGCCAACATCTGACGCGCTCGCGACTGCTCTTCTAATGCCAGCAGCGCCCCTTGGCCCGAAATTTCAGACCCGAGCCGGCCTTGAGTCTGTGCTGCCATCCTTGCGGCTAATCCTTGTTGCCCTGGTCTTGCGCTGGCTTGTACGGCAGTAGCCCCCGAGATTGCTTGTCCTGTGCCTTGGCGTAACGCCTCTTGAGCAGCAGAGGGCGCTGTGCCCTGTGCCTGCGCCTTGAGTAGCTCGTTGGTAAAGGCAATGTCTCCCTCTCGCCGGCCAAATTCTTTCTCAGCAGCTTCTTTCCGCTCACCTAGGCCAAGGAAACCGCCTAATGAGCCAAAACCCCCAGAGAGTGAACTGAAAAGACCACCTAGACTAGGAAATGAAATGAATAACATGATTTCTCCTGGCTACCCTGGGTCAACAATAGTCCCTGTGGCTGAGCCTGTAATAGTAGTTCCGATACCGCCGAGCTTGTCTTTCACGGCTAGTTTTACAGCGATATGGTTTAATACCATACTCTCCCTGTGTGGGTTCCCCGTTAGGCCATCAACGGTGTCACGGATACTGAACCTGACCGCTGGCGTTTTCATCTGTGTGAACCGGTAAACAAAAGAGGCCCTGGCGCCGTCCACTTCTACCACGGCGGGGTGCGACCATTGCCAAGTGTCTGTCCACGGCGTGGAGCCGTCGTCAAGGTCATAGGCAACTTTGACCTCCAAGGCGTGGTAGTCTTTCCACCGGGTGAGGATTTCATACCAGAGTACCTTGTGGTAGTTAGGCAGGTCTTTTAATCGAATCCAACCCGTTTCAACCTTTAGGCTGTAACCCACCGGATTTCCGAAGTCGTCGCCTAGCTCGGTCTCAGTGTCTTGGAACAGCGCGTGCTGTTTCATAGGACTGGTGCTGTGTAGGTACACAGGTGACCCGTTCCACCGTACGAGGCTTTCCCCAAAGTGAGCAGGCCAGGTAGACCACTCATTAATGAGGTAGTCGTACACAAAGATAGCTGTACTATCCCCTAGGAACAGAGCATGATGTTTGTCTGGGACGTCAATTGCGCCCTTGATAGTGTCTGTGAGTAAGTCTTCAACGCCTGCGCCCACAAAGTGCAACTGCAACGCGGTGTCGATTAGGTAGATACCCTTTTCGCTACTAAATAGTACGCCGTTGTGGATACGTGTAACCGACGCTGCGTCCTTACATCCGATAGAGTGGGAGACGGGCTGGGGTACCCCATAGAAGCCGGCACCGAGGTTGTCTGGCCCTTGACCTGCAACGTAGTAGATAGCCGTCTTCTTGAAGATGAGTACTCCGCTGTCGGTGATATCTACGGCAACTACTCGGCCGCCCGCTTGAGGGACGTCTAGCGAAAATGCGTCGCTGAAATGGACACCCTCGCCTGCGAATCTTAACTTGGAGAACCAGACGCGGTCTGGGTCCTGGGGGTCTATAGTAAACAGTCTGTCCTGTCCGGCCGCGATATATTTAGTGGGAGGGGGAGCAAAGCCGTCAACCGGCGACCCCAATGGAGTAATGTTGTAAGGGAAGGGTTCCTGTAACAGAATTGATGCATCAGACAACCCATCTGAGAATGAAACTGTGTCTGAGTTTGGGTCGTTTTGCACAAAGTTGACGTCTGAGGGGTTAAAGCTGGTCACTCTGTAATACTGGGCGTCCTTACCTGGATTGGCAATGGTACGATATAGGGCTAGTTGGATGTTATCGTCGTTTGTTGCGCCAAGTGTTGGGACCGTAATCGTAAATTTAGTGTTTACTCCTGTAGAGTCCTGTGCAACCCCTATCCATCCCGAGATTTGCCGCTCGCCGTTGGCCATCTTGCGTTCCCACAGTCCGATATAACTGTAGACAGCGTTAGTCTGTAGTGAACCCGAAGTACCACCAACTAGGTCACCATCTTCCAGTTCAGGAAACAGGAAAAACTCCGACTCAGTCATCTTGTTACCGTCGTAGACTGCTACGTAGCCACCGGGCAGGTAAAGGGAATCTCCTTCTTCTACTCCACGGTAAGCCCGTGAATCCGCAAAGGTGTATAGTTCATCCACAATACCTCGCTCAGTGTGAACATATACAGGATCACCGAGTGCGTCCTCCGCTACAAGCCGCTGCCTGTTAATTAACGTGCAAGCAAACGAAGAGCCGCCCACGTATTCAATTTGCGGAAGATTGGCGAAGAACGTGTCATCCGTCGCTGTAGTGGGGAGTAATCTAGCCAGCAAACCCACTTCCTCACCAGCCACTCTCACTCCAGCAGCTTGGGCAGCATCGTCGTTCCCTACTACAAAGTTGGCATCTAGTAGAAAGTAAGTAGTCTGAATGCTGCTGCTGTAGCCGTACAGGGCATGGACTAGCACGCGCTCAACTCCCCCGTCGGTCCACACTACAGCCCTGGAGCCCAGGAGAGCATGACGCAGCAACATTTTCACAGTGACTGTTCCACTTGAATCAACGGTTGCTCGTTTTAGTTGGTCGTTCCTGCGGTCTGAGCCCTCCACATCCCAGATCACATACGCCTGATAGGACGCACCGTCCTGGAATGCAACTGTAGTAATACTGTGGATGAGCCCATCTGATTCGGCCTGTACATCGTTGTCCATTGTGGCGTCTGCCAGCGTGGAAGCTACGAGCCAGTCCTGATGCACATAATCGTTGGAGTTATCCTCAATCCGTCCAATGGACAAGCGGTCGTGGTTTCCCTCGTAGGCAATTGAAATGCCGTCGTCGGCATCATATGCCTTGTGCGCCAACGTGGTTACGTTGCCGATATCACTAACTATTACTACGGTGTAGCGCGTTGACGTCGTACTGTTCCAGGCCACGTAAGCCGAATTACCTCCCACAGCCACATCATAATGGGTATCCACCGTTGTCCCTACGTTTGAGGGGGATACCGCCAGTGTTCCGTAAATGTCGGTCGGGTCAATAACATGGAGCTTGAGGTTGTTACCTTCTACGTAGTACAGGTGTAGGTTGCTACCAACTTTTCTGCACTTAGGTCGAGTAGTGCTGGCACCGCCTACAGGAGCTGCACTGGAGGTAAAAGCAGCCCCTGTGCTTTTGTCAACAGCCCGCCATCTCACCAAAGCTGCTTGACGGTCAACCCAGGCGTACAGCACAACACCAGAGGCTTCTGCTCGGTCGGCGTCTACCTGGTCTGTGCGGTCGTGGAACACGTGCTTCTGGTCTACGAGTACAGACTCAAAGCGACCTCTGTCTTGCCACTCGGAGTCGTTGTCCGACCACGAAAACGCGCGACCCTCGGCAAACATCAACAGTTCGTCACGACGAGTACCAAGTCCTCTACGGCGTGTTAAGCTACCTGAGCCGTCTGCATTGTCCAGTGCCAGAGCATCAAAACCGTTCCGTTTTTGTATACTACCTACCTTGTCAAAGACGGCGTTTTCACACACAACCAATCCGGGGGGCTGCAGAGCCCGTGGGTCGGCTTTGGTATTTACACCCTTCACAAACGGGAAGGTCAGTGTTTCAAACGGCAGTGACACTAAAAAGCTAGCTCCAACCAGCAAATAAGGTCTTCTGAGGTTGCGGACCAGGAGCCGTCTGTTACGTACTCAATTGTAAGGTCGTCGCCTTCTTGAAACCTTAAGACACCCGGCGGAACGGTCTTTAGAGCTTCTGGGTAATCGTCGCTGGTTTTGATGACAGCGGTATGGATTGTGTCGCCGTTCTTATTAATATTGATGGTCAGATCCGAGCCTGCGGCGTCGTCACTGAGGGAAAACGAGTAGCCCACAATAGACCCAGAGCGGTGTGCTGTAAACCATTCGGTTGCTACAGCGTTGACGATCTGGAGGTCTTCGGTAGCGCCCGCAGGGATAGTATTTTTAAACCACGGCCCAACCATAGTCCCCGGCTTTTTACCGGGAGAGTTGATGTTACTGATTACACGGTTCAGGTTGCGTTGAATGCTGTCCAACGCCTGCCCGAGGGCACCGTCAAACCTACGTAACTTAACTTCTTCAATTGGCATTAGCGGTTAGTCCAGAAGTCTCTGTCGTGGCTGTGGCTGAGAAAGGCTCTGCGTGTGTCAACAACGTGCTCAGGGTTTGCAGAGTCTCTGTCCTGGATAGCGGTGTCAATCGTCAACTCAAGGTCTCTTTTCATGGCCAGCAGGTCAGTGATAGGGGTCTCTTCTTTACTCCGTACTCTGATGGCGACGTCGTAGACTATCCACTGTACCCAGTGGTCTAACATGTTGTGTCTAGCGTCGGCAACCGCCATGACAGTGTCACCATCTGCACTTAATTCGACCCACGCCCCCACGTAATCATGTTTATAATTGTTAGAGCCGGTTGCGGGCGCAGGGTAAATATACAAGTTAAGCGCAGACACGAAGTACCCCGTTGCCCTGTCGGTGGTGTCACCATCATCAAACTGCCAGCGCTCATTATACATCAAACGTTTTAACGGCCACGTAGACCCATCTGTTTCAATGTATCGCACCCCCAGGGTCTTGTAATGATCTGTGGGTAGGGCACCCACATCTGCGACACCGCCAGGAGTAACTGTTTCAGATATCTCAAAAGTCTCGGGTATCGCGTGCGCAATTTTGTTGTGCCACGTCCTCCCTGAGAGATTAATCATTCTGGTGAGCTGAGTATCTCCAATCAAAGCCTTGTTGACATCATCAACAAGTTCCCGAACGTCGTCTCTGAGCTGTAGTAAGGTAGTTGCCATACAAAAAAGTGCCCGGATTATCCCCCGGGCTCGGGATTAGGACTTGTCGCTCTTTGAAACGAACAGTACCAGTGAGATGGTCTTGTCAGTAGTATCAGCTTCAGCCGAAATACCAGACGTACCGTCTTCTTCAGTCGCCATAAGTACGAGCACACCAGTTGACGCAGTGTAACTGACGTACTTGACGTCGTTTTTGGGGAGACCCTCAGCATAAGACGGGAGGCAGGCCAACACTTTGTTGGGTTTAACAGCCTCGTCAAACGTAACGGTGTAGTCGCCCGCACCTGTACGAGCCAACGTCACACCGGTGGTAAACGCAGGGTCAAGTCCATCCGGGTCCGACGTGTTGTTGGTCTCAAAAGAGAGAATCCAAATTTCAGCTTCGGGGCGGTTACACCGGATAGGGAAGTCGCCCTTGAGCTTTGCTAGAATAACTGCCATAATGTCTCCAAAAGGAAAGAGACAAGGGGCCGGTTAGACCCCAAGTCTCAGGTTAGCGTCGATTACGAGGCAACCGCAACAGACATTACGCCGTTGTAACCGGGAGCGTTGCAGACCAACTCACCAAAGAGTCGAGCCCGAACCGCGATGCCGTCGTAGGTACCGTCCTCTTTACGCTGCGACTGCTTTCCGTCGTCAGCGATGATGTGAGGAACAGGACCGAGGTGGGCAAAGCGCCAAGTGTCTCGCTGGAGCAAGTATCCACGGTCTGCCGGAACACAAATGTCAAATACGACATTGATAGGACCAGTGACAAAGCTGTGAATACGGAACCCGTCGAACCCTAGCTGCGCCATCCCGGGCTCAAGGCGTTCAACCTTGGTACCTGCCTCTTCCTGAAGCTGTAGACCGGCACGAGGATTGAGGAACAGCGTCTCGGGGTCACCACCAAACTCAGCAACCCGCATAGCAAGTTCCTGGGCGTTCACGAGAACCGAACGAGAGGTATCGTCAACCCGATGTCCCGCGAGTGCCTCGACCGAATCAGAGCGATCCACCGTGAAGTGAGAATCACCCGAGGTCGGGGCCGAAAGCGGGAGCCATTTACCTACACCAGAGATGGTGCTATCATACTGATCCACAGGGAACAGGAAGTCATCATCGGCCCAGGCCGTCGTGGAGAGGTCGTCGATTACGTCTTCACTGACAAAAATGTGACCATCAGCCGCGTTGACTGCGGTGACCTTGATGACCTCGTCGTTGGTCTTCGGCGTAGTAGCGTTATCGGTGTTGTTGGCTTCTAGAACCATACCAATACCGAAGTTGTACACGTCGCTCTTATTGTAGAGCAGAATCCGCGAACTGCCTGCCGCCGGGTTGTCCTTCGTGATGGTCTTGGCTTTGCCAATAGAACCCGTGCCTGCACGCAGGAGGTCCGTGTGCAACCGCTTGCCTAGCTGACGAAGAATTCCGTCAATTTCAGTCGTTCGCGCAGAGATGAACGCTCCACGCTTGCTCTTGGAGGCCATAAGCGCCTCCGCTTCAATCTGCACCTCGCCGTAAAGCTTCTTACGGGCAGAGATAACAAACTTCTTGCTCTGTGAAGTTTCGGCGTGCGTAACCGCATTCGCGAGGGTGTTGTACACCGACTGCGGGTCTTCGTAATACACCGGAACAACGTAAGCATCGCCGTCGAAGTCACCCTTCATTGGGACCCACTTCAGGAAGGGACGCTTCCGGGTCATAAGCTGGTGTAGCTTCCAATCCGGATAAATCTCCTTCATGAACGCATCCATGAGAGTGACAGTTTGCTGAACAGCAGGCATTATTGTTTACCTATATTAAGTTAAAGCTAGGAGCTTAGGAATCGAACAAGTTACCTAGGACCTCTACACCGTAGGTGTCCCACTGTTCCTTAGTCCAGTTTTCCTGTTCTTTGCGAATATTATTTCTTTTTCGCTTAGCTCCCTTTGCGTTTGATAGTGGTTTGCTTTGTTTGCGTTTGTTACCACTTTCGTCTGGCGTGTCTTCATCATCCGCTGTGTCAAGGGTTGGCCCTGTGAGGGCTTTAAACCTTGACACACTACGCTCAAGTTCTTTGTTTAGTTCTTGAGCAACTCTTTGCGCAGAGGGCCACTTGCCTGAACGGACAAGTTCCACGGCCTTAATCTGCAGTGCACTACGAGCTTCTTCGAGATTGTCGCTGGCGAGAACACCGGTATATGGAAAGCTCTGCACAAAGCCGTCAACGTCTTCTAGTAGTTCGTTGAGGTCGCTCTGCAACATCTCTGCTTTCAGGTGCCGGGCAGCTTCTGTTTGCGTTGATACTCTGCTGCTGTCTTCTTCTCGAATGCCGCTCTCTAGTGCTTCTAAACGAGCCTCTAGGCTCAGTCGGTCTACTTGCTCTTTGAAGTGCTCGGGTGCGTCGTCTCCCAAAGCCACGGCCAAGAGCCGCTTGCCAAGAGCACCCGCTTTGGAGTCCGCGCCGTGGCGCTTTAGGAATGCTCCTGGGTCACGGAAAAACTCAGCTACGAACTTCTGTTCTTGTTGGTCTGGCTCCGAGGGCTTGGCGTCATCGTACTCTTTAATCCGCTTGCGCAGGTCTCGAAGTTCTTTGTCTTGAGCCGTCTTTTGCTTTAACCAGGCAGCCTCTTTTGTGTCTGGCTTTTTGGCCTCTGCAACTTCGTCGCCAGGCTCTGATTCCTCATCTTCTTGAGGATCTTCTTCAACTGCCTCCGCAATCTCAACAGTCTCAGCGTCTTCCTCGGGTGCTTCAGCACTGCCAGACAAGTCGCTATAAATCTTTTCAATGTCAACATCTGCGTGAGGATTATCTACGTCAAAATTCTCGGGTGGTTTCTCTTGCGCCATATTTACCCTAGGTGCCGATTAGTCCGGCTAGTTGTGTTTCAGCAGCGTCTGCTCCTTGAGGAAGCACACCAGGGAGTCCAGTTTCTGCTACATTGCCTGCTGGGGTATCCGCAACCTGCTGTTGTCGCATCAACTCCATCTCTTCCGGAGTGGGTTGATTCAATTCCTTGAGTTTGTCGTCTGCAAACTTTAGGAACTGCCTATACATCTCAAGGACTCTGGGAGGTGCAACACCTGCCCCAGTCTCCCTGTTACCAGCCATCATAGCGTTTAAATATGCTGCATTCACCAACTGGAGTGTGAGCGGTAGGTCCATGAACGAATCCGGCTGCACCCACCTCTCGTTGGCAATCTCATTAATGACCCAGTGGGTGTGTTCTAGCTTGGCCTTAGCCAGCATATCGCTCTGTTCTAGGTCTGGGTGATCT